GCTTGTTCTTTAATTGTCTTCTCTTCATTCATCGTTATATGTTTTAATAAATTCTACTACTGCATCGTATGTAGCTTCAATTTTAGTTTTTCCATAAGAGGCTTTTACTGCTGAATCATTAATACAAAAGTAAATCCCTCCATCATCGAGCCTATTAACAAGTTCTGTATCATAGCCTAAACTTTCTATCTTATCTACTACAGGCATCAGCCAATCCCATGAAGTGTGGTATTGTAGGTCACTGCCTTTCAGCATAGGGTATTTAACACCCATAAATTCTGCTATTAGTTTGTTATCAGTCATAGTATTAATCGTTAATAATTTCTATAAAACTCTCATCCTTGAAACATCTCCACCCCTTCTTCGCTAAGTCATAATAAGGCGTAGTTCCATTACGTTGTTGCCCCATCGTTTCCTTTACCTCAATTTTAAGGTCGAATAACTGATTTAATAAAGGAATGTTTGTTGAGCCTGTTGCATACCTGGTAGTCCCATCTTTCTTCTTAAAAGAGAATTTGACTACGCTTAATTGAAGCCTTCGCCTAATTGTTTTGTTAGTGTTCATTGTTAAAAGTTTATAGTTATTGTTTTTGTGTCAAAATTTACCTCCATCGCCTGGGGAAATATAGAATCACTCATTTCGAGAGTGTCCATATCACTTTCTATCTCCCACCCATCTTCTGAGTCTATTGTAACAGTCTCCACCTCATCATCGCCATCATCCATCCACCAACTAACTTCAATTTCCACTTGCACATACGTGGCGTAGGCAGATATGTTTTTTAAGCCCCACGAACGCATCTCAAGGCATAACTCCCAACTTACTTGTGCGGTAGCATTACATTCGTGATTATCCCCTAATCTGCCCTTAAATTCAGGGATACCGTAAATATCTACTGAGTCCCCATCCAGTTTTGTTATAAAATTGTTTTCGTTTAACATTTTGCTTGTGTTTTTAGTATTTAATATGCTTCATAGTATTTCGGGCATCCCCCTCAGTCAGGCGTTAGTCGGTCAATAATATACCCCGCCGTAGTGAGTAGTGCAGCAACCCGCTCTAAGGCAACACGTTCTTCAATGTGAGCCTCAAGGTCGCTATCAGAAGTTTTGTGTAGGGCGCGTTTCTGATTTTTAATCCTGAGCCTAACGGCCTCTGAAAACTGGTATAAATCCTCTTTTAACTTTTCCATATCGTTGGTTACTTTCATCTTTCTTTGTGTTTTTAAGTTCTATACAAATATTGTTGATAATTTTGACAATACCAAATTTTTTTATGTCTTTTTTACATATTTAGACTCATTCTAAATAAGCTATCTCTCATCTCGCATCATATCGGCCTCATCATCTCTCCCGTTCTGTACATATTCATATATAGGGATAAGGTCGCACTCCTCCTCACATTTCTCACATACGCAATCCGCCCTTTCATCTTGCTCAACAGACCTACATTCTCCACAGACCATCCAAAATTCAGTGCCACTTGATAAGGCCTCTATATTAAAAGAGCCACAAGCCCCACAGTATTCAACATCCTCTTTGTATTCATCACTCCCACAACAAGCGGTTACTAAACCGCTATCTCCAACAGTATCTTCAGGGGTACTTAGTTTCCAGTTATCGTAACTCATAATGTTTTTAGTTTGTTATTATTTCTACACAAACATTGCACTAAAATATCCCCCCACCAAATTCTGAACCTCTTTTTTTTGAATTTAGAATCATTCTAAATAAGAGCGGAGAGCCCGTATATAAATGCACGTGCGTGTATGCGCCTATAAGCGTGTGTATGCGCCTATAAAGGGAAATCCTTAGGACTTTTCCCCCAATAGGATTTAGACGCAAAAAAGGGAGGCATAGAGCCTCCCCTTTAAGGAGCATGAAAACATAAAACAAAACAAAACAAAACAAAACAAGAATGAAATTGTTTCATAAACAATTAACGCTAAAAAAATCAATAAACCAAGAACTTTTTAGAATATTGTTAAAGGGATTTCCCCAGGACTTTTTCCAACCCTAAATTAAAACCTATACAGGTTTCTCCTCCCTAAGTCCATAGGGACAAATATACCTGTTCTTCCTCCATCTATCACAACACCGCATCCAAGGGTGGGTTTTTTGGGGAAGTTCTTTCCGTAGGAGAATGCCATGTGGTCGACATCTATCCCGCACCCCACATTAAGGCCAAATATAATATCATTTCTTGAGGCCATATAAGAAACCCCACCAAAAGAGTGAGAGTGCCCAACAACCGTAGACTGCCTATTAGCGATAGCCCTGTTTCTAACCCCTGAAATACCACTACTACCCGTCCCATGCTCATATAGTACCCCGTCTATCTCCCAGGAGAGCTCCCATAGCCATCCCTTTGGGGCGTTCCATATCTCTTCGTAGGTTTTCATGAATTTGTTTGGTATCCCCGCTGTCGTAGCCTTCCTGAAAGGTAGTGCTGAGTGGTTTCCTACACAAACTTTAACATCAGGGAAGGTCTCGTACCATTTATCCATCGACTTTTGAGCCTTTTCCGCCTCACTTTCAACATCAGGCATTCCCACAACCTTCTCATGGTATGACAGGGCTGCGTTATCAACCTCATCGCCAATATGGACTATCTCTGACACCCCAAAACGAGAAAAGACGTCGTAACAGAAGTCTCGGTATCCTGGATGGCAGAACGGTTCATGAGTATCGCCGATTACACCTACGTTATTTGAGTTTCTATGAGCCTGTAACATCTCGTTTTCAGCCTTAGACAATCGAGGTCTATGTTGTTTCATGCTTATGTTGTTTACTGTTTATTTTTAGCCTTCTCGTATGAACGTCCTCCAAAATAAGCCCCAAACGCTGTAATTGCCAGCATTTTCCATAACTCTATCCAAGAGTCTTTTATATCTAAATCGACAAAGCTAAAATCTACTAAAGTGAATACCGTAAGCGATAAAAGAAGGAAAGCTAAAGACAAGGGCCGTATTGATTTTGACAGCCAATTACCCTTCAGGTCAGCCTCCCAACGCCTTGTTACTTGCTCCTGAATCTTTGCTTCGTGAGATGCAATCATCTCCTGCATCTTAAGCTTTATCTCCCCCTTCTCCTCTTTGGATGTGTGAACCTCATCTATAATGTTACCCACAGCACCCACAAGCTCCTTCGCCCCTATGCTAAATATTTTCGTTAAAATTCCACTCATTATAATTAATCTAAATCAATATACTGTATTGTTACTTCTTCTCCCTCGTGAACAGCTTTTGCAATAGAAGGGTAAATTCTCTTATAGGCATTGTTACTTTTTCCGATAAAGCCATTTTTAACGAGTCCATTGTTTTCTTGACTGTCGCCAACGATAAGACAGCCAGCAGTATGCTCATCAGTATTCCCAGTGTGTATAAGGATATACTTAAAATTAGGCACATTAATGATATGAAGCATACCAATATGTAAATTGCCGTGTCTTTTAGTGTATTTTTTATGTAGTCTACCATGTTTTCTTAATATAATTTTATAAGTACCTGCGGGGATTCTTGTTTCCCCCATAATTTTAATGTCTCTTCTTTCGTCTTCAAGGGTGTAACATAAAAAGTTCAAGTTACTATCTTCCCCTTCAAAAAGCAAGCCCGATGTTGAATCGGATTGCGAGCTAAACCTTAATACTTTTAGTTTCATAGATTTAACGATTAATTAACCTTAAGTTAACCTAAAACAATAGGTTTGTCCCTATGTTTAAGGCATGAATAAATTTGCCAAACTCGTGTATGCGGTACTAATGATAATGGTTTATACTATAGCTATGCTATGTTAGCTTCAAAAAGCCTACGCATAAAACATTTTTACTAAAACCCCGACAACTGTGGCAAATATAACCCATATTGCCCTTGTAACATTAGATTTCCACCTTTTTATGTCCCGAAAGTCCTCAACCAACGATTCGTACTTGTAAAGCTTGGTCTCTCTAAACTCTGTATTTTTATTTACACGAGCAACAAAGCCGTCATCAGGGTCTAAAAGACCTACTGTTAGTTTATCAATTTTCTCATCCATAGAATCGAGCTTATTCTCAAAAGATTCCATCCTCTGCTTCATTAGTGCTATTTCTTGTGCTGCTGTGGCCATTTTCTACTTGATACAACCCCTTACTTTTTTGGTGGGTTTTCTAAAGCGTCTAACCTCTGAAGTATCTTATTTAAGATAGCTGACATAAACTCGTTAGTGTCCATGTTATCTAATTCTTCCGTCGTGCAATCTCTTACCATCTCGACAGGTCTTACGTAATTCTTGCTCATATTTTCTTGAGTAAAACGGTTATAGAAAGGCCATGTAGATTCGTTGTACTATCTACCGAGACACCTAATCTGTCCCCCGCCGCAAAGTCATAGGTCGCAGAATCAAAAGTAGAGGTATAAACCACCGACGAAACATGGTTGGCGACGTTAACCGTTCCTAAGGGTGTAGACGTTGAGACGAGTTGAGCGTAGGCCGTAGGTTTATAAACGCTTATGTCTGTACTACCTGCTGTAGATTGAGATTGAGAGATTACATTAACAACACGACAACCAATGGGAATAAGAAAAGTAGTAACATAAGTAAACTGAGAACTGTCACCCGTTGACATCCCCCAAGATACCGCCATCTCTGCCGTAGTAGCAACATACCCACCTCCGTTTATCACGAAATATTCATCGCCTCCTCCTCCAGGGAGCCACCCTATATCCCCAGCAGTTGATGTTAAAACCGTTGTCCCTGTGTATGTTTTTGTGTTTTCAAAGAAAAAGTTAGTGTCCCCGTCCAGCGTGTCGGGAGAATCCGTCATACCGCTAAAAGTTATTTTCCCTGAACCGTTAACAGTGGTTACTAAAGCAAGAGCCCAAGCACCCGTTTGTGTATCAAGGTTAGCCTTTATTTCATCAGCAACCTTTATTGCAGTGGCGTTGGCAGCAATGGCTATCCCCACCTGAAGGTAGCCTGAAGTAGGCACGTGGGTAGCGGGCTCTCCAGTGACTTGAAGGTAACACTCAGCCTTGTTTAGAGAATCTAAGTATATATAAAACGTCTTCTCATGTAACCCTCCCGCAACATCTTCGCCACAAGTAATTGTTGTTGACGTACCGTAAGGTGAAGTGACCCAATCAAGCGCCCCGCTATCACTTTTAGTTAAGGCACTTGAGTTATTAGCCTTGCTATAATCTTTTGGATTATGAAGCTGGTCGTTTGGTAGTTCTGAATGAAAATTACTTGCCATGTTAGTATAGTATTATCCCGTTTCTCTTACTCACTCCGCCCTCTGCTTCGTTAACCCAGTTAGG